TACCAATTGATTGCCACTTGTAGTTCCAAGTGAACCTGCATTGACCTGAATACTAGTATTACCAGTAAGAGTAATACTTGAACCAGTATATGTCGAACCGCTATTACCAATAGTTGTAGCATAAAGATTAGTTGCATTAATAGTGGCACCATTAGTTGTGCCTTGTAAATTAGTGGTTCCACTTGCTGTTAGTGAAGATAATGTGCCAACGCTTGTAACATATGGCTGTGCATTTGTATTGATTGTGCCAATAAGGTTGGCACCTGTATTGCCTAACACAGGCGCAGTAATTGTAGCACTACTTGATAAACCAGCACTTGTTAATCCAGTGAGTGTTCCAACACTTGTGATATAAGGTTGTGCATTTGTTGTTATAAGACCAGTTAGTTTAGCACCAGTATTACCAATTGTGCCAGCACTTACTGAACTAAATGATACTGCACCGTTAACAGTTAGCGTAGCAAGATTGCCATAAACAGTGTTCCACTTTGTTCCATCATAAACATTTAAAAATTTATAGGTGCTATCCCACCATAACTGACCTTGCACAGGAAATGCAGGGGGATTGCTGCTGTTATTACTGAAATTTTCTAAAAGCCAAAGAAAGTTCTGGTTAAGGTATGTGCCATAATTGGTTTCACCCTTGCCCATAAAAGTCAAACTTATAGCATTGATATTAGCTGCTCCATCGGCAACTGTATATGTAACTGTACCTGCACTATTTTTAACACTATAAGTCATAGCTGATTCCCAACACTATTATTTATTGGTTATCCAACTAATCTGATACTCAGGTTTACAGTAGAATTATCAACTTGGTCACCAACATCACCATACCATACACATTGCAAGATATCACCCGCATTACATTGTAGATATCCAGATGCATTAAGCGGAATTTTTGTGCTAACGCTTCCGCCGCCGCTTGTTACAACATTTTCAGTAATCGCTGCACTTAGAATACCGCTGTCACTTTGGTTTTTCCACCAACTTATCTTTGTGTTAAGCTGACTGTTTGGACTACTTGGATTACCAATAGTTGAAACACTTGCGCCTACTTGGTAAATTCCCGCCACTGGGCATGTGAAAATACCAGTTGCTGTGTTAAAATAACTTCCAATATTAATAGTAGCAGGTGTGCTGCTAGCAAATGTAGTTGGTGATCCAATACCACTGCTAGAAAAAGAACTTGTTGCTCCAATCATTTGAACAACAGGATTATAAGCTGCATTTACTCGACCATAGGCATCAACAGTGAATACATTGTTACCGCCAATCTGAACGATGAAACTGTTTGTTCCACTAACACGATTTAACCCATCATTGGCAGTTTGTGGACCAACAGTAATCCAGTTTAATTGGTCAAAGAATTTTAACTGTTGATTAGTGGCATCCCACCAGAAATCACTTTGTTGTGGACTAGTTGGAGTTGTAGCATTATAAATTAAATTAGTAATAGTTTGCCAATAATTACTTGAAGCACCCGCACGATAATATTTTAGCAGATTATTGCCGCTATCATACCAAAGTTGTCCAACAAGTGGATTGCTTGGACTTGTTATATTAGAAAAATTTTCTAACATACTAACAAGGTCTTGGTTTAGCAACTGTCCATATGTTGGAAAGTTCTTTCCAATAAGAGTAAGACTAGTGCTAGTATTATTGATTGTACCATCACTGATAGCTGTTAAATTTGCACCGTTGGTATAGTTAATATAAAATGTCATTGGTTATACCTGTGATGTTAAGTTAGTTAAAGTCTGAACACGAATAGTATAATCAATTTGAATCAAACGATTAAGACTTTTCTGGATCGGATGGAAGATAACATGAGTTAACAAGTTACCAGTATCAACGGTGCCGTTCCATGCTTTGAGACCAAGTTCGTCAAATACAAATGTATCATTAATATTTGTGCTATTATCAAATGCTTGCTGACCACTTGGTTCGCCATAATCTAGCGTACAAGTAACAAAGATATCACTATAAACAGTACCAGCGGTATGACGAATACTAATATTGTTACGAGTTGGATCAGTATTATAGTTACTATAATTGTCTACAACCTTGTAATAGGTTTGATTATAAAGAGAACTGTTACTACCAGTTGTATTTGTTGGTAGATATGTGATAACACCAGTTGGATCAACGGATGTTCCGCCGTTACCAAATGCCATTTCACTAATCCAACCCTGTTGGCTATTACTAATACTTTGCGCAAGACCAAGTGAGAAATTTTCATAATGAATGGCGTTGCGCTTGTTTACAAATACTTCTCCACTATTAGGATCAAAAATCTTAATATGACCACTTAGGGCAATTCCACCTGTCTCATTAGGACGACTCATCTTTTCATTTCCACTTTTATTGTTATTAGTATTTATTGGTTTAATTATCTCTGGTTTTTTCATTACTGCGCCCTAATAAATTGTGCATAACTTGTTGAACTAGTCTGTATACTTTCACCTGGATTAGTAAACACTATGCCTTGTTTAATAGTGCTATTAGCAGTTACTAGAATATTAGTAACGAATGATACACTATTGCTTATCAACAAGTTTCCAACTGAATTAGTAGTTAGATTAGCTGTTAGATTTGCACTTAGGCTAACTGCATTATTACCTTTATATATGTTAGTTACTGTTGTATTAGCAGGAATTACTCCACTAATACCAGCAAATACTAGCTGATTTACTGCGATATTGTTAACATCGGTCACTGAAATAACGCTAGAACCACTATATGAGTTAGCGGTAATAAACTTAATGCTTGGCGCACCAGTTATATAGGTATTTGCAGAAACTGTATTATATGTATCTCGACTATTTGGAATTTCTAGTGTGCTTCCATTGTCGCTAACAAGAGTTCCCTTCTGATGAAGGGTTGGTGTTCCTGTTCCACTAATACCACGACGCAGTTGACCTAAACGATTGTTAATTGAATCAACTACGCCATAAGCAATACGCTCACCATTGATAAAGATAATGCCAGCATTATTTGTATTCAATTGTGGACTTTGTAGAACACTTGCATCCCCAACATATATCCATTGATCACTTGGAGCCAAGTTAGCTGTGAGAGAAGTTTGGATAGAACGAAGAGCATAGTAACGAGTATTATCACGCATATCCTTGAATATGCGGAACTCTACTGTATGTTCACGCACTGGTGTTCCAAATATACGAACTGTAATAACACTGGTCGCACTTACATTCAACAACGAATTAAGCAATATAGTAGTTGGTGTGCCAAGAATAAAGTCACGATATGGCAATAGGGTGATACCGCCAGTCATTCCAGTATTTCTTAGTGTAATATATATTTCATTGATATTAGTTACAGCATTTGGTAATGTATAATAAACACCACTGATAAAGTTACTATACTCAGCATCAAGACCAACTGCATCAAATCCAGTTGTATCAAGACCGTTATCAACAACACTAGTATTGCTTGTGCTGCCACTGAACAACTTAGTATATTGATTATTTGAGTTATGATTGCCTTGTGTTAATACAGTTAGTGTGCTATTGTTAGCAATAACAACATTTGGTCTTAGCACAAGTTGATTACCATTATAAATCTTGAAATCGCTTTGACTGCTGTCACTGATTACAATAGTGCTTCCGCTTGGCGGAGCAACTGTAAATTGAACAACAGGCATTGCCATGTTTAATGGATCATGATAAATGGTATAATCAATATTATTTGTTTTAACTACTCCATTGACCAATACAATAGTTTCAGGATCAACAATATTGGCAATAGTTTCTACCCAAGTATTGGTCATACTGAAGTTTGCAGTAGTTCCATCGCCAATATAATAGCTTTGTTGCGGAGGCAACAAATCACTGCCATTCAATCTTACAATTGCATAACTGCTAATAGGTTCATTGTAGATTTCTGGATTTGTAAGAGTGAAGGTGTAACCAGTTGGATAACTTGCAACTGGAATAGAGAATGATTGTTCATACCATTCGCTATACGCACGAGTTCCGACTGCAACATTGAAAAGATGAACCTGAACAAATGCATTTGCAGCAGGAGCAACTGTAAATCTTACAGCCAATACAGTATTACCATTTTCCAATTTGTTTACCAAACTCCAATTAGTTACAACTGCACCATTGACCTTGACATATGCTTGTCCAACAGTTGATGTTGTAAAGTCAGGTATATCGAAATCAGTTTGAACGCCATCGGCATAAAAATCTTGGTCATATACTGGATTCACGCCATTGGCACCAATCATCATAACATAAAAATATGTACCGTTTTGTGGAATATAGTTTACAGTAATTGTTTTTGTTTGATAATTTACAGTGTAATTCAATGTTTCAGCAATAGGACCGATAGTTGAATCAACAATATAGAACTTTTCTATGCCACCAACTGGATAAGAAACATTGGTAACATTAGGATCAAAGCTAAATGTTTGTGATCCAATATAATTTACTGTAAAGATTTTAATATCTGGACCGCCATTAGTAATTGGTAGGGTTTTAACCTTAATATCCACAGTATCCAATACTTGACCAGGAATAAACTCTTCTGGGGCATGGCTGCTGTATACATCATAGAAGTCTCCGCCAACAATATTGATATCTTGTGGGCGTAATCCTAATCCACTATCGGTAAAGAAACTTTGAATATATGTATCTTCTGCTTGTGGTCCATAGGTATCAGCAACATTTTCAGCATCGAATGTTTCATAATCATATGCAATATAATCATAGTTGTTAACATCATAGCCAGGTGTTTGTGTAAATGTTGGACCAACAACTTGGTTGCCACTATATTCAATACCTGTCATAACCTGAGCAAGATCGCGACCAACCATACCAGACATTGGAGAATAATATGCCCATACACGATCACATGCATTGTCAAGCCACATGCCAGTATATGGCACAAGATTAACAGTAGTAAGTTGTAGATTACCAGTATAGAATATGATAACATTTGTTCCTGTTGAAGTAGCTGGCGCACTTAAAGTTACGCTATTACCGCTTATGGCAGTTACTTGGCTTCCGCCGACTACACCCGCACCAGTTACATACTGTCCAACTGCTATACCATTTATATTGGTAACAGTTATAACATAATTAGATGCAGTTGTAGAAACAGTTACGAATAAACTGTTATAAATGTCTCCATTGATATCACTATTACTTGTGTAATTTGCACGAGGAGAATAGTAATTATTGGAATTAAACACTATATTATTAGTAGTATAACTTGTATTTGGATTCCAATATTGTAAACTATAATTGTTTACAGTGCTATCAAAATTGACACCACTTGTAAAGTTTTGAGTTGCAACATAACTGGTATTTTGATAAATTACAATATCATTGATTGCATAGCTTGTTTCTGGATACCAAACTTTTACCGCAAGCGCAACAAACTTAGTTGCATCAAATGTGGTTCCGCTAGTGTGAGCAACAGTTACACGATATGGTTCTGTTTTATATACTACAACTGTATCTGTTGTATAAACAGTATTTGAAGACCAATCTTGAATATTATTGAAGTATGTATAACGATCATACTTAATATATGTATTGAAATTACGAGCAAGTCCATTGCCTACAATAACAGTTGCGCTTGCGCCAGTTCCAATTCCATAGATATATGCTGTTGCATATGTATATCCAGTGCCTGGATTTGTAACTAGGATATTATTAACTGAACCATTAACAATATATGCTGTTGCAGTTGCACCAGTTCCGTCACCAATAATAGTAACAGTTGTAGTGCCATCATATCCAGTGCCACCATTGGTTATACCAACGAACTTAACGCTATATGTATGATTGTTAACCCATGGCTGATAAACTGCCTGTGAACTCAATGCAGTTGTATCAAGGCTATTGCCAAGTTGTGGACTGCGATATTTGTTAATGATGCTGTTCTTATATGGTTGCAAATCAAAGTCAGTTGCACTTGCATAAGCATAATCAATTGCATTGTTATTATCATAGATAGCAATATACTGTTTAAGTTTTGTATGATAAGGTTTAACTTCTGCAAAGAAACTAGTAACAGTAGATTCTGGCTGTGGCAGATAAACTGGTAGTTGATCTAGTCCACGAACACGATGATAGATATCAACAAATGAAGTCTTCATCATCCAATCTGTTTGCTGATGTTGAGTTGCAATAGTATCAATCATCAACTTGATCGCTGCTTTAAAGTTAGGACGATATTCATTGATCAACATTTTGTCTTTGATCACACCAAAGATATAGCTAAATTCAAGATTACTATCAGCATCAAATCCTACATTTTGGAAGCTGCTAGTTTGAAAACCTTGATTTGCAGCCACAAGATCATATAAGCTGTTAGTAAATTGAATCGTAGCATTTTCTTGTGCAAGCAATTCTAAGTTATTTGAGTTGACCAATACCAACTTCCAACCGCCAGCAGTGCTATTAGTGACATAGATAATATCATTAACATTAAGCGTTAGATTGGCAATGTCATTTTCAGTTGACACTGTATGAGTTGGCTGAATTGAAGCATTATACTTTGTGCTATACCAATTAGTATAAGTCCAATAGCTGTTTACATTGTAAGTTTGAACTTGCACAAGTTCCCAAGTTCTTGTATTTGGAAACACTACATTAAGTTGATATAGACTCCAACCATTTGTATAATTATTGCTATCGTTTATAACTAAAACAACATCGCCAGCTTGATATACATTCTTGTCAAGATAACCTAACTCAGTTATATTGGCAACTGATTTTTTATATTGTGATGAATTAGGCAGTGGATCAAAATGATTCAATGCAGCTACTACATCTCCACGAGTCAACGCCATAGGAAATGTTTGGCATACTTGATTGATATTTTCAATAAACAATTTACGACCAGTAAATTGTTTATTGAATAGGCTTTGACGAGGCATAACACTCATGCCATATTTTTGTCCTATTGGCAATGCTGGGTCTGGAACAATTCTTCCGCTGACATCTTGACCTGTTAAACTGTCACTTAGTTTATTCAAGAACTCATCTGCAACACCAAGATCGCTGCCATCATCAAACATAGTCCATTCACTATGAACTAACTGTGGCTTTAACACATCTTTGTATTCAATCGCAAGATTTGTATCAACGCTTATTAAGTTTGAAGCACCAAATACAGCAATAGAATCCTGGCTAATAACAGCAGCAAATGGTTCGCTGCTTGCGCGAGGCACAGTTAGATAGCCTTGAATTTCTAGTGCACTTGGACGAATAGCATTAGTTAAAGTACTATTCTTGACCCAGAAATAATATTTCGTAACAGCTTGTCCAGTTCCACTGTCGATTTCAACGGCGCTAGTATAAACATCATTGATAGTATAAAGCGGAACATTGTTAGCATTGCTTCCAACATATTGACTTGGAGGAACAAGACTTTCAATCCATTCATAAACATTTACTTTACTGCCTGGGAAAGCAAGTCCCCAATAGTTAAATCTATCAATGATTTTGCCCTGAGTATTATCATAATACTTTATACTATTAGTATCCCACCAAAGTTTTCCTAATTTTTCTTTGCCCCATGCGTTTTTACGATCATAAGAGAAGCTAACATTAGTAGGCACTTTGTTATAAACTGCTGGATCATAGTTAATGACAAAATCAATATAACTTTCGCTTTCATTAGGCAAGAATCCATTGATTAAATCATATACTGGCAAGTCAGCGATAAGTTTTGCAGTAGTGCTATTGTATAGATATACACGATTAACCTTACGACTATCATAATCTACGCCGCCGCTGCGAATACTTTGCCATACTGGTTGAGCATTTTGATTATAATAAACATACATTGCGCCAGTAGCATTATTAAGAATATTTGCATGAGGAGCACCAACCATGATAAAGTTATCACTGATATCAATGCCGCTTCCATAGCGATCATAACTCTTAGCAAACTGATCATTTAAGAGAGTTGCATAAGCAAAATTGCCATAGCTTGCATAGTTTTCATCAGTAACAGCTTGATATTCATAAACATGAGCGGCACCGCTTTGATAAACTGTGTCAATAAATCGCAGACCAGCACCATCAAAAGTTGTTATTGCCTTATCAAATGTTACTCGTGTCTTGGTATTGCTTAGAGTGCTTCCAACAACAAGAGTATTGCTATCTGCACTTAGACTTAAAATTTCACCAAAGTGCGCAGTATCTTGTGCAAGTGGATTATTCAAGCGTTGAATAGTTTGCCACTGAGTAATGCCCATTAAGGTCAATGGGTTACCTACTTCATTGCGCAAGCGAAGTTTTACTGCACTTACAGTATCGCTTGATGAAATAGAAATGGCATTATTAGCAAGAACACTTGCGGTTACATATGGAATATTAACATTGTTAATATCTGTTACGGTTTGCTGAACACTGCCACCAGTAAAGGTAACAAGATAATCATTAATACGAACAGCATTATTGGCAATCATTGTAAAGTTTGACTGTGTTCCAATAGCGGTACCATATTGCTGTGGGATATTTTTTAGATAGAATATCACACCATTTTGACTGCTTGTTAATCCATAACCAGTTGCAGATGAAAATGCGCTGCTGCCATCATTAGATACTTTAACAGCAGTTCCATAGTTACTATTTTGCTGACCAACATCAGTTGTAGCAATTTTTGTATTGATAAACTGATTTGTTTCAACACGAACAATGCTGCCACTTTGTGGCGCAGTTGCCAATGTCACTTGATTAGCAACTAAATTGAAAGTTGCATTTGCAGTATCGTCAATTCCATCAACTGTAACAGCAGGATTGGTCACCAAAGTAGGAGTAGTGATAGTTGTTAGGTTAGCAAACGCATTACTTAATTGGAATGTTGATGTTGAGCCATCAGCAGTAAAGATTTCAGCAGTGCGGTCATAGATATAAGTTTTGCCTGCATTGCTGAAAGTTGTGCTGAATGTTGCTGCACTGTTTGCGGCACCAATTACAACCACACTGCCATCATAGTTTGTGCTTACACTTGCACCAAACATGCTAGCTTGTGGATCATCGGTCACAATGCGATTTGTTTCAACATAATGACTTTCATAGCTTATTAAGATTGCTGCATTGGCTGCTGGTGGATTATCAAATGTAATAACAGTTTGACCTGGCGTCTTGATATAATCTAGGTTTGGAACCTTTAAGACTCCACTAACATAAACTTTAATATCATTTGCACTAGCAGTTGAAGGAGCGCCGATTGGATATGAGAAACTTGTTGTATGTCCATCGCCTATGCGAGTTGATGTGCTTGTTGCAAGATTTGCATACTCGTAAACATAAACACTGTTAGTAACTGGTTCACCAACATATAACCATTTTCCATCGCCACTTGCACTAATGCTATAACCAAAATTACTTGTTGGTTGAACATTTGGATAGATTGCAATCTTTTCACTGTTGCTTAAATTAACATTGCTGTTAACACCAAGAATGTTAAATGCTGGTCCAATTGCAAGGTTAGAAATAACAGTGCCATTAGCAAGGTTAGAACCAACAATCGGTTGTCCATTTGCTATAAGATAAGTGCTTTGAGCGCCACTGATAATAAAGTAATTGTTACCAGTAGTTGTTACACTCGTAACGCCGCTTTGGATAACACTTGAATTGTTATTAACAATAGTGAGCAGATTTCCGCTTGGAATAGTTACATTGCTGCTTAGTGTAAGAACTTTATAGCCAGTAATATTACTAATATTCGTAATATATGTTCCAACTGGAATACCATTGCCCAATACAGGCATGGTGTTTACTAGAACACCAGTAATAGATTGTCCAACATTGCCAATATAAACATTAGCATTGCTACTTGCAATATTTGCATACAGTGTAGTAAAAATACTGCTGTTAGATTGCAAGATTGTAGCAGTGTCACCAATATGAACACTGTTAGTCTTATTAACAACAATAGTGTTAGTAGCTGCTACTGGAGTAATACTAGTAATATATGTTCCACTTGGTATACCAGCACCACCGACGCCCATTCCAACAGCAAAGTTACTTAAGTTATAGCTTGCTTGAACAGCAATATTAGCAGTGCTGTCAAAGTTAAAGACTGTTGATAAAAGTATATTATTGTTTGACTGTGAGAATCCTGCACTAATAGCATAAAGATTATCATAGTGAATAGCTTGGCTTAGTGCAATCTGTTGACTATTAACATTGGCTGTATATACAACGCCTTTTTGTCCAGTTGGAGCACTAATAAAGGCAATATTGTTTACATTGATATCTACATTGCTACCAAAACCACGAATACGGCTATCTGGTGTCAATACACCAAATTCTTGCCAAGTATTATCTTGGTTTTTACCATAAACAAATGCAGTACCACTAGTATTTTTTTGATTTGCTCCAACTAAGGCAAAACCTTGAGTGTGATTAATCTTTACACTGCTGCCATAATTGTCGCTTGGAGAGGTAAACACTGGACTCTTAGTTTGATTGTATACCCAATTATTTGTATTTTGTAGAACATTATATCCATCTGGTCCGTTGTCAATATAAACAATTTCGTTACTATTCCATCCGCGAACAGGAGTGAAGTTAGCAAAATCATTGCTTGTTGCATAACGAACATTGATAAGTTTGAATAGAGATGCTTTTAGATTACCAGTTCCAACTTTAACATTATTAGTAATCTTTACATTAAATGTATTGCCACTAACACTGGATACTCTATAAAATCCGCTCATGTCAACAACGCCACTTGTGCTTTGTGCACTAAGCAATTGTCCATTTTTAAGCATGACATAATCATACTTTGCTAAACCATGTGGTGCGCTGGTAGTAAATTGTAATTCAGTTGGACTTATTGGATTTACATATGTTACTGCCAAAATGTTAGTTTGACTTAAACGATATACTCCCCATTGATTGCTGCTATCTGCTGCAATCCAAATTTTACTTCCTTCACCCAATATAGTGTTAAGTGCACTAATATTAAAGATTTTAGAAATATCAAATACTGTTGCAGAAACATCATTTGTGTTAACTGGACCAGCAGTTGGTATAATCTGCTTATGAGGAGAATCAAGTGAGAAAATATCAGTATTATACTTTCTTGGCTTATAAAGCAAGTCACTTGGTTTAACGCCATTATAATCTAATGGACGAGAATCAGTTTCATTGATAAGTTGAAATAGATATTGGCTATTGATAGCTATTGCATTACCAATATTAAATTCTAACTTGTCAGTATCATTATTTCCACCATAGTTGTCAAGTTTAATTGCCCACTGTTCATTTAATGTAATATCACTGTCAATACGCTTCTGTTTGTTACGAAGATAAGCATTAAGAACAGCTTGTGTTCCTTTTTGCGCAATCATTCCAAGATAGAACTTATATTGAGTAGTTGTATCTAAACCAAGATCAGTAAAGTATTGGCGAGGACTAAATCCAGTTTCGCTTTTGCTTAATGCATCAGCGGCACTGTTAAGATCAGTTGCATCTGGATCATGGAAATTAATAAACTGAGCAGCCCCACTTGCCATATTTGGAATAAGGTCTTTACCTAGCAAATTGCCATTAATTGTATACCAATCACTGCTTTTGAATGTAGCACTGCCTGGAATAAAATTCTGTGCAGCAAAATACTGAGTTTTGAATAGCACAATATCACCAGTATAATAATCTGTATAAGCAGACCATTCAGGAATATCGCTTATATTGACAAAGAAACCTGGTGCATAAAGTGAACCATCCCAATCTTGTGTTTTGCTGCCGTCAATGCGCAGACGGAACTGACGACTGCCAGTTTGTTCATCATAAAGAATATCATTGAACACAGTAGTATTATCAAAAATAAGAGTATGTTCATATTGAACAACAGCAATATCTAATAAATGAATACCTTTTTGAGCGTTCTTCAATGTTACAGAGAAGTTATTATCTTCACGATATACACGATAATCACGACCAGTTAGGGTAACATTATCACTATTGATAATTTTAGTATAGTTATTGGTATTAGAAATAGTATCAACTAAACCAAATAAACTATTAAAATTAATATTTGTTCCAGTTGGAGTTAAACTAATAATTGTGCTATTGCCCCAATCTTGTTGATCCCAGAATAAAAATTCTTTTGCAGCAAGAGTCCAATCTTGCTTAGTATTGTTATCACCCAAAAATTCTTGGAATGAGAAACCTTGTGATTCAAGATAACGACCATAACTTACTAAGAAGTCAACAACTTGTTGCTTTGTATTAAAGATAGTTCCATATGGATAGCTAACAATTCCTGCTGCCGCATCCAAATAGATAACAGCAGTATCAATTCCAACAGTGATACCATAATTGTTACTGCTAACAAGACTTGGAATCGTCAAGAAATATGGGCGTTCTTTGTCAAAACCAGTAATTTGATAACCATCTGTTGTTTTTTGAACAACAACTGCACTATAAATTGCACGAGCAACAGGAGCACTTTTAGTAACCTTAACACGATAGTTTTCTTGTGGAATAATCACACTACTATTAGTGCTTTGTGGGCTAACTTGGTCAGCAACAATAGTTAGATAACTCTTGTCTGTATATGCACCCATCTTATAAACAAGATTGAATGTGCTGTTATTAACTACATTAAGCCAGTTTTCAGTTACATCTAAGTTATTGCTTGTAAGATAATCTCTTAACCATACATTGTAACCTGGAATATAATCACTTGGAGATGTCACAGAGAAATCAAATACACGACTATTTGATTTACTGTTAATAATTTGACCAAGTGTACTGTTATAAGTTAAATCACGAGTATTATAGTTTAACGCAGCCCATTCTGCTGGACGAGCAAGGAACCATGCAATCTGAACAGCGAATGGATAATCTACACTACGACGCCATGCAGTTTCTGCTGGACCTTGATCACCAACTCGCCAATTTTGTGTTGCAAGATTAGCATCAAAGCTTCCAATTACACTGAAATTAGGAGATAGCAAATTGCCATGCTCATCAACTGGAATGATTTGACTTAGACCAAGACGGCTATAACGACTGTCAATATAGCTTGCATTTGGATTGCCGCCATAGATAAATCCTAATTCAAGATCAGACCATAGAACATTGTTTGCACTTGTATAGGGTGCTGGACCATAACGCAATTCCCACCAAGATGGTTGCTCAGCAAAGCCAAGCATTTCCCAAGGATTTGTATGAGGCTTATCAGTATCATAAAAATAATTGTAGATACCGCGCCAATTGCCAGGCACACTATTAAAGAATAGTTTATCAGTGCCGCTGCTATAATTCCAAGTAAATTCATTGTTTGTTACAGTATTATTTGTAAAGATATCAACATTGTTGATATTGCTCCAACGAAGAAATGCTGGCGCAAGTAGCTGAGTCCACTCATCAATTGAATAATCAGTCTTACGGAAAGCACCAGGAATAACACTGTTTAAGCCAGTATCGCTGCTGTTAGCATAGGTCGTTGTAATATTATTATAAACACGCTTTTCAAATTCAAGAAGAATATGATCACGATAATCGCCCCACGCAGCAGTAAAGCTGCCATCATGCCCAATAATACCAGTGGTTGGCGTTACATATGTATCGTCAGTAACAATTTGTGGTTCATATTTTGGATAGATACCAAGCTTAGTTGGAGTTGCAGGTATATTACATCCAACAGTGCTAGCATATTCATTGATTTCAATAACATCGCCGCGACTTAATGCAACAGTTGACGAGATTGTAACAACCTTGTCATTGATAGTATAATCATGATTCTTGATAAGCAAAATGCCATTCAAATAAATCATTGCAGCAGTATATTGCTTAATATTATCGGCAAAACTTTGCGTAAAGTTAAAGCTGCGATAAGTTGTATTCTGAACAGTATAAGTGCTCTTGATAAAGTTTGTGCCACTAGGAGCCATATCAGTGTAATAATATGGAGAACCGCCATTTGCAACTGCGGTAAATTGTGATAGAATTAAATCTAAACTTGCACGATAATTGTTAGGATCAGGGAACTGAGTATTGCTAATATAGTCAAGAAGTTGACTCTTAAAGTTTGTATAACTATCCGCAGCATAACGAATAATTTGAACTGGATCAACATCATTGTTAGCTAACAATAATGAGGCTGGTCTTAAACTTGCACTATGTTGCAGCAGTTTACCGCCAACATCATTGAAGTTTAAGTCACGGAAGTTGTTAGAACCAGCAGGTTCACCAACAAGGTTCAATAGATTATCGCCAATCTCAATAAGATGGTTGCGTAATTGACCAAGAGTAATACTGGTAAACTCAGTATTATCACTGTTGTTTGTAAGATTTCTAGGCATAGTATAAGTTTGCTTATACTGAGGAGTTGTGCCGAAAATTTTAACAAATAAACGATCACCAATATTTAAATCTTGATTAAGAACAACAACGCTTGTAGTTGAATTAGTTTTTAAAGTATAAGTGTCTTGATTTTGAAGTTTGCCATTAATGTAAACAAACACATTGTTTTCATAATAGCTGTTCTCATACTTAATTTTTAAATCAAAATTGTTTAAGGATATATCTGTTGCATTAAAAGTTTTTGTGATATATTGCTTGCTTTTATCAGCTACTTTATACCATCCATTGGCAAAATTATAATTATCATAGCTATTGATGATTGCGCCATAACCAATATTGACATTCTTAATTGTATCAACTTGATTCAAGTTATAATCAAATGAGTCAGTTTGATAGTAATTTTGAAATACAATATCGCCAAGATTACCAATGCTCTTATAAACTAGTGGAAAACCTAACTCACTATCACGAGTGCCAGTTCCAATAGCATAGCCAAATAGCTTGCTGCCTTTGAAGTTACTGCTTGGATATACTGAATGGTCACCGAGACTATAACTATTGCTATCAATAACATCAAATAGCGGGAACTGCGGACGACTATTGCGAACTTGTGCTAGATTCCATGTTCCATCAATATAATAGAACATATTACCTTGATTTGAAACACCTTCCATAGGAATGACTGTATCGCCATTGTTTACCGTTCCAGAAGGAACCAAATGTATTTGGTAACTGTCGCTGCTAAATGTCAATACAGTATAATCTGTTGTATCAACAGGATTATTAAATGCAAACACAACATTGTTTTCAGTTAAGGTAGCATTTGCGCCAAGATGAATATTTCCACCAACGATTGTGCCTACGGCAGTGCCAGCAGGAATAGCTGGATTAATAGTATTTGTATCGTTTACTATTTGACCAGTGCTTATACCAGTAACGCCAGCCGAAGCAATAGTTAATGTTTCTGTTGCGTTGACAGTGAAATTATTACTAACAGTAATTTGCCAAGGAGTAGTAGCACCTGATGGATCAGATTGTGCAACGATACTTGTGATAGTTGTATTATTGGGAACACCAGTTCCAGTTACTAATTGACCAACAGAAAGATAACTTATATCATATACAGTAAAAGTATTAATTCCAATGCTTAGTGGAACAGTTACTAATTTTTGCGCATTATAATATGGTGTATTAGTTACTGTTGAACCAATTGCAGTTGTAGCAGGAATAAGTCTAGATGGAGATATATTATCTGTTAAATTTTTGCTTAAAGTTATAGCACCAGTTATATCGTCAATCGCTGTAATATAGGTATTGTTAGGAATAGCACTTTGTGTCCAACTGCTACCAGCAGTAACTTTTAATCCAACATATAGATTAGTTAAATCATTTACATAAATGATATTTGTGCCAGCGGCACTAAATGCTACAATTCTAACATTAAAATTATTGTAACTATGAATTTTATTGTTTTGAACTTTATAGATAGTATTTCTTACTGTTGGATTTGTATCCTGTGTAAACACAACAGTGCTATTATTCAACAGTGGAATGCCATCAGTATAATATTTTGATGTTGCTTGTGGACTTTGACCTTCAATTTGTGAAAAAGCATCAGTTGTTGTAGTATCAATAACAGTAACAGGTCCACGATAATTTACACCATAATTAAAAAGTTTTAAATTAGGCAAAAATTCAACAATAGGACGCTTTGCTTGCTGATTAGAATCAAAACTATAATTAGTATTGTTAAAATCAGCAGCATATTGAAGAACATCATGATGGAACCAACGATTGTTACGGCTCCATGCATTTCCATCAACACTTGCGCGATTGATAGTAACATAATCTTTTTCTTCTGGACTATTGGAAGTTCCATCAAAACCTGAACCATTAGCATCATAGCCTTGACCGTTGCCAAACGAACTTCCAAGATTAGTGTTGATAATTTCTGGCGTAACAAGATCACTGTATTTTATGAGACTAATACTAGTGCCAACGCCTTCAACAATATATTCATTGTTTTGATATTCGCTAGGAAAAACCAAACCAGTAAATTTAACTTTTAATCCACTTGAAAATTTAACGCCATTTGGACTAGTATAATTTACACGACCAATAATATCAGTTACATTTAGCAAACTATTGGGAGTTGGATCAACAAGACGAATCTCACCATAAACAAGTGGATTTGTCGCATCAACATAATAAAGAACGCTTTGAGCAGCACTTAGGGTTGGGAACTTTGTGATTACGCCAACATTATTTTTGTAAGCATACACATGTCCGTATACATCGCCTTGCCCAACAAACACTTTATAAAGGTTTGCCCAAGGAGCGATATAAGTTAAATTCATATTTCTGTAATTTGGATTTGGAGTAACCATATCAGGCAAGGTTGAATTATTATCAACATTGATTTGCCAAACACCGCCAAACTGTGAACTATCTACGCCAGTAAATCCAGTTAAACTTGTAAAGACTATAAACTTGCCATCAAATGAACGAACGCCATCCAAACTATTTGATTGAACAAAAGTATCATAATTTTGACCTTGAAGTTGGTCATATGTAATTCCATCAACAATAATATCTACTTGTTGTGTTATTGCTGGATAGTTAATCAAATAATCTTGTGCAGTGCTTAGTGGAACAGTAAATGTTACAATACCACTTTCATCACCATTATTAGAAACACCCATAACATCACGAGTAGAAATATTGTTCTGAACACTGCTTTCGCCACTTGTTCCAGTTTCAGTTTGAATCCAAAACTGTGTGCCTTGATTAACATGGAAATTATAACTTCCACCACGAATTAATGTTAAAGTAGGATTGATGACATTATTATATCCATCTACGCTATAACCAGTTTCACCAAGTGCGGCACTTTGCAATTCTGTTTCATTATTGGCGATATAACTATTACGATGAATATAGAAATCTTGTTGAGTTGTTACAGTATCGGCAGTAACATCAACAGTCAACGGTCCACCAGGAACCCAATAATATTGACGATAATTTGTTAGCTTATCAAGGTCTACGAATCCGTTATAGCTATAATAACGATTAGTAAAAAGACGATCATGATTATTGTTAATGCCACCATCAGCACTAATCTGATTTAGGATATCAACATAGCTATAAACATTGTTTACTTTATAGGTATTTGTTCCCAACTGACGCTTATTAATAACAACGCCTGGTTCTAACTGATAGAACTGGCTGTAACTGTCGCCTTCATTAATATAATAGTCACCAGTAGTATAAACAGGGCTTTGATCTTGCTGACCAATATAACCATACATCTTTTTCAGGCTTGGTTCCTGAATTAGTGGGTCCATAGTAGCATTTAAAAATCTTTTATTAGAAAGAGTGTTAAAAACCTGTGGTAAAAAGTTTACACTTTTACGCTTTGCCATTTATTAATATCCCTGATATAACTGAACGCCAGCAGAATTGATACCGCTGAGAACACTTTGAACTATTTGTATATTATCGACTGTTGCTGCACTTAAAAAGATTTCATTAGGTTCACAACGAATTTCATAGAGACTGCCAAAATAATTATTACTTCCAATTGGAATCAATACTACACTACTAATAAAGCTGCTTAGTTGCTGATGTAGATAAGCTGCCAATTCACTGAAATAGAAGGTATTGCCGAAATCCCAATTGTCCAAACTAAAATATGAATTGATACCGTCAACTACACGACTTTTAATTTCAGTATCACTTAATGTAGTATTTGCATTTTTAATAATTTGGAAATTAGCTTGAAGAGTAACATCAGCTTTTGCACCAAATAGAAGTTTATAAATGCCTGGGTTTAAAACCATTTCATCGCTAAGCATTTTATAGTTAAACAATCCACTATAACTGCTATTAAGTTGAACGCTATCTAAATCAGCAGGTTTTGCAACAGTATTGGTATTATCATAAACATAGTTACGATAGCTTTCATCATATGCACGAGTTAAAATATAGGTATCAATTAAGTTAGTTGCTGCTGGATCAAGACGACGAGTATTCTCAGCATTATGCTCATACTCAAATACTAAATCTTGACGACCAGAAAATACTAGATAAGAATTGTCAACGCTAACAACAGTGTTTACATCATTAACACTTTGAATTTGATAGAACTTTTGATCTATCAATGCATAAAATACAGTTCCAACTGGAAAATTATTGCGAACATAGGTAATATCAGTAATCGTATTGTAAATTGCAACAACTGCACCAGTTGGCATCAATTGAAAACGAACAAGATTGTTGCTATCAATATACTTTTGATAAAATGCCAAGCTGTTAGTTGTATTTGTTTCACTAAAAATATTTGGATCAGTAGGCAAGCCACTTGTTGAACTAATAGGATATGTTACATATATACGACTACTGTCACTATAACCATCCGTAGTCAAATAATTTTTATAAACATTCATATTAACATCTTTGCTAATACCGCTGTTTACAGTTGTTAATCTGATGTTATCACGAACTAATGTATTAGTTGCAGCATCATATACTGCTACTGGATTAGTGCTGATAAAGCTAACTTGCTTAGCACTGCCGAATACAAAATCTAATTGACGATATTTAACTGTATATTTCTGCCCATCTGTCGTAAATAGTAATAACCAACTGCTATCATTATTTGTATACTGACTAGCAAGATTGAATGGATTTGTCGTATTAACATCAACATATGGAATAATGGTCCAAGGATCATTTGGTCCAGCAGTCTTATTATAATCATAAATCAAACCAAATTGAGTTTTGTTCAAGATATAAGTTACAATTGTGTTAATAGTTGAATATTGGAAAGTAGTTGCAAAAGAAACATACACTTGACTTACGATAGCATTGCTTGGAATACTTTCGCTTAGCGTAACTGCACCAATATTACGACCAGCCACCAATACAGTAGATGCGCCACTGCCAGTAATACTTTGAATACTTGCCCAAATATAAGTTCTATCAGTTGACAGCACTGGTGTGCCAGTAATTAATGTATTAGTTGCATCAAAATATTGTCCAGTAGGAGCAACAAATTTAATTAAACTGTTTACTTGTAAAAATTTAAGATAACTGGTAGATGAATTTGCAATCTGTTGTGGACCGTTTGCAATATTATTAGCATCTAAAAAGAAACCAGTTGATGTGGTTGTATCGTCTGTGCTGCGTGACCATACAGTTGGATATAGAACAGTAAAATCCAATGGCGTATAGTTTTCAAAATAGAAATGACGCATTGGATAATCTTGAATAGCAGGCAGAACTTTCTTATTGATAATATCAATAACATCATTGCGGCTATTAAAAGTAAAGTCAAATGCTTGATTATAGGTATTCTTGTATAATACACCATCACGTCCATAAAGATCGGTTGATGTATATTTTCCAGTTGGATCAGTAATGTCAAGTCCACGAGACACACCGCTAGCATAACGATTTACACTCTTTACCTTAACAATATCGCTATACGAGGTATAAGGAAATGTATTATAATCTTCGCCGTTAACCATGCGATTTTGCGCATAATAGGCTTGTGGAGCCTTTTGTTTAATTTCACTTGTCAAGTCACGACGAGAAGAATTGCTTACAGTATATTGTAGACTTGCACTGATTGTTAGGGTCTGTGGTTTGCCAGTAACATCAATATAAGGAATTGCGACAGAAATGCTGCTCATATCACTTGGGGTAATACGATAAGTTAAACCATTAGATACACGATAATAAGAACGATATGTGCCAAGCGGAATATCACTAAAACTTCCATCACCAAAAATTAAATCAATTTGGTCATTTATGCGAGTGTCAACACTGAATAGGGTACGGATACCACGAGCAACACTATTATAAATGGCACTGCTGCCACTAGTTGCTGGAACTTGTGTCCATTGATTTCCAATATTTCCACTAGTAATTTCATATAACCATACATCTTTATTATTAATATTTGTAGTATTAATAGGAAATACACGGTTGGCAACTTTTTCAGTAATGATAAAATCAGTTGAGTTTAGAGTGCCTTGCTTGAAATACAAGAAGAAACCAGTATTTGCACTTGCGTTACCACGACTATCATTTTGATAGACCATGCCAAATTGACCACGAGTGCCTGGATCATATTCACTTATCGTATCAGTATTAGTAATGTTGGCACTTACAATTTCAAAATCTGTGTTGACATCATTGATAGTGCTACTAAACGCAAGAATTGGTAAAATAGTATTTGGAATAGCAATATTATATTGCTCAGTTCTAATACCATTAATCGTTTTGCTTGCGAATGGCTTGCCAATCTTTGTGCTGCTGCTAATAGCTGCATTAAGAATTTGTGTAAACTGGCTAACCCAACTTGCGTTGTTGGCATCATTCCAATTAACCGTGACTCGGCTTAGATTATTACCATTGATATCAAAAATGTTTTCAGTAGTATTGACATTGACAATTTTTAATAATCCACTTGCCGCAACATTGCGGTTAGGAACATAATTTAATTGTTTTACTAGTTTCAGGACGCTATCACGGCGTTCTGCGGTGTCAAGAAAGTTTTCACGAGCATTAAGATCGCTGCGGAACGCAACACTTTGCCCCATGAACGCAATTAAGTCTAATAATGCTACATATTCACTGCTTTCAATGAAATCATTGAAATCTTCTGCATAATATGTTTTAATATAGTCAACCATGACTTTGCGAAGAGTTTCAAAGTCATAGGATTGGAAATCTGCATTGGAGAAAGTTGTATAAACTTTTTTCCAATCTTCCGCAGAAAAAATATTTGTTTGACGAGTGTTAGTAGCCATTTTAAACCTCAAAGTATTTATTTTAAAAATAATATGCGACTATTATTATATCACATAAAGCCGATTACTAGACTTGTCAAATAATACTTGAAGATCAGATATCTTGTTATCTGTTGCAAAACTCAAACTAAAATTTAATAATAATCCACGACCATCAGGCGATTCTTGTACAACTGTTTGTGTCACTACATTAAAACGTGGGTCATAAGCAATAATACGGTCAATATCTTGTTTTATCTCAGTTTTTAACGCAGGAGTAAGCGGATCAAACAATCTATTCCAGATAATTGTACCAAAGGCGGGATTGTGAAGTTTCTCGCCTTTGCGTATACTCAAATAGTTCAATAGGTCTTGAACGATTAAATCATTGTCAGTGATATTAAACGGTCCAAAATCACGATTTACGCTGCTATAACCTTTATATAATGCCATAACAGTATTTAACAACTCTTTCCGCCAGCGCCAGTACTTGAACTGCCACCTGGTGTACTTTGTGCACCAGTTTGACCGCCTGTGCCTGTGGAAGGTGGGCTTCCAGTAATCGCTGGATTATTGCCTTGTGCAGCATTTATTGTTTCATTATTTGCTTGATTAGTGTTTACTACTGAATCAC